GTGTTGGTCGTGGTTTCGATGCCAAGGGCCGTGACGGACGGAACAACCGCGTCACCGAGAGCGGCAACGCAGAGGATGGTATCCTTGAGGCGGTTCCAGCCGTAAACATGAGCCTGCATAACATCGCTCTTAGGGAGCGAGATTTGACCCAGAAAGGCTTCGTCCCATTCGTCGAACAGGTCGGCCTTGTCATAGGCACCTTGCGTCAAGCGGCGCTTGCCAAGCGGGGTGTCAGTGATGACGGTTTCGCGGGCTCGGGAAAGGATGCTCTGGAAATCGGCTTTGCCAATCTGATTGAAATCCTTGCTCTTGCCGGTGAACGGAGCCGAAACAGAATAGGGCTCCAACATGCTCTGTTTCTGCTGAGACAGAGCTTCAAAGTTTGTGCTGTATTCCAGCGGGTAGTGCGCCGGGATGTAGCTATTTGCGGACATGATTTAATCTCCTTGAATTTTGTGGGTTTAAGTTCGCCCTCGGCTGTCAAGGTTGTCCGTTGCCGGGCCCCTGCCATTTGGGATGCCGTTAGGCGGGCCACACAAAGGAGGTTGTCCGCTTACTTGCTGAGTCTTGCGCTTATCGGTATTTCGCTAATTGGTCAAGGAAATGTTTTGACTCGACCTTAATAAACGAGAAAGCCGCCATCCGTCGCACACCGGATGACGGCCCTCAGATGCCCGTTAAGGCAGATTCGTTTATTTCGTTTCCTGCGCCAGAAGCGACCGAACATGTGCAACCGTGTCCGGGTCGCCATTCTGGTATTTCTGATAACTCGGGTTCGCGGGATTCGTCATGATGTCCTTGGCGGCCCCCCCTGGGCTTTGCATCCCTGCGGTTTCCTTCGACCAGGTGTCATCCGAGAGCTTTTCCGAGAGCCTCAGAATGGCCTTGAGCGTTTCCGGATCGCGAAAGCCTGGCGCGGTCGTCGGGTCAACGCCAACCATCTTCGCGGCCTGTTCGACGCGCTTGATGTTCGCGCCGTAATTGCTTCCCCAATCCCGCTGGAGGATCTTCGTTCCCTCCTCAAGCTGTTTATTCAGTTCCCCGTTGATCGCGTCGTTTCGCGCGGCCTCCTGCTTCACGCGGAAGTCGAGGTATTCCTTGATGGCTGCTGCGGGAATGTTGTGCTTATGCGCGAGCTCATAAAGCGGCTTGGCAAGATCATCGTTCCACTCAACGCCCTCGGGAAGGTTCTCGGGCTTGATTTTGGCGTATTCCTCCACGGTGGAAAGAGCGCCAATCTTCGAGAGGTAGGCAGCGCGTTCTTCCGGCGTAGCCTTTTCGTCGGGGACAAAGACAGCATTGGAAAGCCGTCCCTGCCGCGATTCGAGCGAGAGGTAGGACTTCCCAAGGTTTTCAACGTCTGGCTTGCCGTCGCGCCAGAACTTTTCCGGGATGTATTCCGGTCGCTGGTCGGCGGCCTGGGTCGTTGAATCCTGTTGTTGGGTTGCCTGTGTGGCGGTGGAAACAAGCGTTGTGGTGTCCGCCTGCTGGGTGGCTGCTGCTGTGGCTGTATCGGGCATAAAATATCAAGTTGTCGTTAACGCGGCTTGATGGGCTGGGTTAAATGAGGTCGGCGAGGTCTGCCGCTTGCAGGCGAATATCCGGGTAAACCTCGGAAAACTGACTGGCGGGCCAGTTCTTTTTTCGCCACTCGACGACATTCCGAGAGATGTCCCCCCGGTCATCTTGCGGGACTGGCTCACCGCTCGGGCGAACGCCGCCGGTTCCAATCTCGTCACCGCGAACCGGCGCGGCGGCGGGATGATCCTGGGTTTCGTTTTGGGTTTCGCTCGCGGATTCAACCGGAGCCGTCGCTTTTTTCTTTCCTCGTGGCATGGCTATTTTTTGATCCTGGGTTTCTTTTTTGGTTCGTCCTCAATGGACGTGTTGAGAATGTCATGGATGCGAATAACCGCGTCCCGGTGTCCGTCTTTCAGCGCGGCCTTGAGCGGGTCATAGGCCGCGTGATCCCCGCGGTCTGCCAGCATGAAAACGCGCTCAGTCAACCCGGCGGCTTTCCCCATGTCGGCAAGCACGGCCTGGCCGTCTTTGGTTTGAAAAACCCGGCGATACAGAGAGACGCGGTGAAAAATTTCCTGATCGGCTTTTTTCTTCCGTTCGGCCTGCTCTTTGATTTGGTCGGGTGTCATGCTGCTTTCTGCAATGCTCCCGCAAGCGCGCTGTCAGACTTCACCGAGCCAGCGTTTTTCGCGGCTTCTGAGGCGGCAAGCGCCATTTGCATTTCCTGTGCCTTCTGAATTTCCTGTGCGCGGGCATCTCGGATTTTGTCGCGCTCATCCTCATCCAGGAGCCAATCCGCAGGCATTCCGTCATTGCGGCTGGAATCGCGGGCAATGGTATCAAGATCGAAGTTGTCCAGAATATCAGGGCGGTTCGCGGCCATCGGCCCGAGTAATTCCATGCTTCGATAAAACGCCGTGTTTTCGAGAGACTTGATCGCGAGAGCGATTCGCGAATTGTAGGAAATTTCAGGGTCTGGAATTGCCGGGCCGTTCTCGGTGTTTATTTGCAACTCAGTCGGAGCGGCTGGAAACTTGCCCGCTCGGGCCAGAATGCCGAAACAGCGGCGCAACAACGGCGAAATAACCTCAGTCGTCAGGCGGTCGAAAGCCGGGGTGAATTGAACAAGCTTCTCCGCGCTGCGCTCAGCCACTTCACGGGCGGTCATTTGCTTGTCCAGAGAGGCAAACATTTTGAACATGTCCACGTAAAAGGCTTTTTCGATGGCCTCCTTTTTCAGCTTCTCGCGATCCAGGCCGATGTCATACCGCCCGCCGGTCATCCATTCTTTCGGAAGCGCGTTGGGCATGTTCTCATTGAAAACCGTCATGCCGCCCGCCCGAAGGTCAACCTCATCAACCATCGTCGAGGGAACCAGAAAGCGAGGGAATGCGCTGACTTCGGCGAGAGCATCCATTTGCTTCACGAGAAAGTTGACTTGCCGCGCCTCCGGCAGCGCCATCCAGCCGGGGCAATAGCCATATACGGAATCACCCCATTTCAGGAATCGGCCGGCGAAAAATGGCTTCTCGTCAAAGCCTGTGTTTTCAATCACGTGATTGTCCCCGACTGACCAATAAACGGAAGCCCATGGCTTGTTCTTTTTGTCAGCCTTGCCCGGCTCGCGGTCGTCATCGGAGCGCGGATAGATGGCATGTCCAATCGGGAATGTTCCCTCGATCTTTCCGCACTCCTGAAACTTGGCCCATGCTTCCTTCATTTTCGGGCTCAGAGCATCAATCCCGAACTTCTGAACGAGCTTGCGAATGTCGTAATTCAGCTCGCGGAAAAGGGTATCAACAATCCCCTCGTCATCCTCGGCGATGTAATAGCTCGCGATGGATTGGGTTTGAAAATTGAGTGAAGCCTGTTTGCCCGGCATCACAACAATGCAAGCCGTCCCAAAAGCCCCACTGTCGTTGTAATATTCATGGATCTCAGCTGCGAAATTCGAGCGGGCCAATTCGAGCCGCAAAATCTCCGTGCATTTTTGAAACCACTGCTTCACGGAATCGGAATCCATGCCAGAAGGGGCGTCCAAGGAAAACCATGCGGAGGCGGACGGGGTGATGTAACTCAGCATCCCATTGGCAAGAACCTGATTCGCCTGCACCGCAGTTGAATCAAAAAGGACATCGTTGTATTGCGTCCCCGGCGAGTTCTGAACGTGATAAATCAGGTTCGCCTTTCTCGGCATGATGTAGCGTGCCAGATCATCCCAAAGCGCATCCCACACGGAACGATCGCCCTTGAGCGAGGTAAGCCGCTGCCCGCATGAAAGCGCGAGTTGAACCCCTGACCTCCTTGGCTTTTTCTCGGCCATTACCCGCCAAGCAAAGTTTTCTGACCAGCCGCTTTTGGAGTCAGAGAGCCGGACGATTCCCCGGCAATGAGGGTTGAGCGAATGCCCTTGCGTCGGGCGGCCTGCTGCTTCTGATCCTGCGAAGCCTGCTGGCTGTCAAGATTGGAGGTCGTTGGAGGGGGCGGAGGCGCTGCTGGCGCGGGAGGCGGGGAAGGAATCGAAATCGGCGGGGCTTCGGGAAACGAAATCTTTTCCTGCTTCGGAGGCTTTGGCGTGGAACCCCCTCCGAACTGCTGTTGTTGTTCCTTTAGCGCCTGAAAGCCTTCGCGTGAGTGCTGAAAAGTCATAGAATCGAAGTGGATTTCCCCGTCGTTGAAAGCCAATCCATTGCAGCGGATTGGGAATAAAGTCAATAATGTTTTGACTCGACCCTGAGAATGCATAAACGAGCCATGCGTTAGTTTTATCGAATTGATGCCACGGGTCTTCGATTAATGATGGGTCGGCGAAGCGGTCAATTGCGCGTCCCATAATGAAGAAATCGGGGGCGGAAAACACGTATCCGGTCGAAATGTGGGCGGCAATATCCTCGTCAAACGAGCGCGGCTGCGGGAATTTCGTGTAAAGCCCGGCGATGATGTCAAATGGCTTCACATTAAAACCCTCGGTCTTGGCCCCGTCCTTGTTGGCTGAACATCCCTGATTCCTGTCATCACCGCCGGGCGACTGCGGTTAATAGCCCCTTTGGAAACCTCGCTCCCACCTCGGATCATCCCGGCCATTTCAGCCTCTGCCAGCGTTCGCAGGGCATCCGATGGATGCGATGACCAATCGTGAACCGGAACGTCAACCGCAATCCCTCCCCCACTCTCCCGGCGCGTGTGATAATTCGCGAGGGCTTCAATGCCAAATTCGCACGCCGGAAGGCGGAATGTCATCCTCGGCATGAGTTGGCGAAGGCGGTTGATTCCCACCCAAATATCAAGCGTCCTGGGCACAACACGCACATTTTGCAGCCCAGCCGTGACCATCTCGCCTTGAAACGTGATTCCGCTTTTCTGAGTCGCCATCGCATCATGCGGCAAAAAATGCTCCCCGAGCGGATAGCCCTTGCCCATGATTCGAGCCGCGCGCTCAACAGGGGTTAGGTCGAGCTTCTTGTCGTCCGTGCTCATGTCGCAGTCAATAATGCGAATCTCAGGCCCGACAAACTGCGCATACCAGACAACGGTGTTGAGCGGGCTTCCCAAGTCCCAAAACGTGTGAACCAACGCGCTGCGGTCAACCTCGGCCGGCCGAATGAGCCCCTTGCCGCGAAGCTGATCCAGAATGTCAGCGTAAATCGCCCCCTCGATTGGCGCGCGGAAACACTCATCAATCGTCGTGGGAAACTCGCGAAAGATGAAAATCCCAAGTGTTTTTCGTCGGCGTGCATACCAACACTTCTGACCATCGGTGAACCTCTGGCCGGTTTCGGCCTCTTTCTCCGCGAGATATTTCAGAATCTCCGGTTCAATGGCGCGAATGTCCCCGGCCTCAGTGTAGGTCGGGTCGGTCCACCACGGGAAAAAATAAAGATGCCAGTCGTTCAGCGTCCTTTGACTTTCCGGCAATTCCATGGCCTGCTTGACGAGATTCCATAAATGACCGCCGCGGCCTCCCTTCCAAGTGGTTTCAATGATTGTAATGCCGTGCTCGGCTGACGGCAGAGCGCCTGTCAGAATTTCCTCAGAACGCTTCGGATCGTCGGCCTGAATCACACCCCATTCCGAAACGTGAATCCCTTGGTTTGTGCCGCCGCGGGCGTTCTTTCCCGCATAAATGGCGCTGGTCGTATCATCGGTGATGGTCGAGAGCTCGACCGCGCTATCATTGCTGCGCAAGTATTTCAGCCTCTCGCGAATCGGCTTCGGCAGAGAGTCAATCGCGACCTTCACGATGTTATTGAGCTTCTTGCTCGCGTCGTCCTGGTTCTGGTCAACGATTGACCATTGAAGCCCCGCATTAAACGCGATGTCATCCGCGGCGAAAACATCAATCCCGGTTGACATGCCGAGCCTTCGGGCTTTCAGGATGATGATTTTGCGAACCCCGCGAATCAGATCCTTGAAAATGATAATTTGCTCCCGGCGGGGAACGAATTTCATAATTCTGCCCGTCACCGCGTCTTTGATGGAATAGAGGTTGCAGAGTCGCCAGAGCTTGTCGGGAAGCTTGCTTTTCAGGTCTGCGATGGTCATTCGCTCTTCCCTCCTCTAATGGCCTCAAGAAGCTCGCCGAGCCCATCAGCGGAAACCTCCAGCTTGTCCTTGAAATCACCAGCAAGACGCGAATCAAGCTCGATGGCCTTGAGTTTGTCGGGAACCTTCAATTTGTGGAGTTGCCTTTCATAATCCCCTGGAAGCGTGATGAACTCATAGGACTGAGCGAGGGCGCTTTCCTCTGTGACCTCTGAAATCGGCGTCCGAACAACGTCCGCCAGAAATCGGCGACGTTCAATGAGAGTCATAACGGTCTTGTCCTCGGCCTTGGATTGTATTTCTTCGACCCTCTTGCGAACCTGAGGCTTTCTGAGGATTGCAGGGCCTTCCGTTTCACACGTGGAAGCCTTGGCATGATAAACCTTCCTGTATGCCGCGCCCGCAGATTCCCCGCTCGCAACAATCTGCGCAAATTTCTCGTGTTTCTGATTTTTCAGAATGGCCATTTTTATAAGGGTCGAGTCAAAACTATCTTGACACGTTGCGCAAGTCTCCCCTTTACAATCCCCTGCGTCTCGGTTGGATGGAAGCCTCCAGATTCGCCCCACGAATAGCGCTCACCACTCAGATCCAGCCGCAACTCTTACCCGAGCAGCGAAAAGAGCGTCATACGGAAAAACCCTTTCTTCTCCTGTCCGGTTATCGCGCAGGATTACGACAAGATTTTTTCTCCGTTCCATTTCCTGAGCTGCAATCCTTGATCTAATCTCGCGATCTTTTGACCAGCGAGCATTAGCCCATCTCCGCCCCCGCTCGGAAGCCAATTTCTTTTTAATCCGTTGGTATCTCTTCATTTGCTGGGATTTGGCATTTCCCGCCAATCATCATATATGCTTGTTCGGAAAATGAATGGCGTTCTCCGGTGAGGATGGCGGATAAATGCAAGTCAGCGTGTGGCCACGAAGCCAATCGCGCACGCTTGGCGATGTAATAACGTGCTCCGACGTTACCGGGCCGTAGTTTGATTGGTAATCACAGAATGAGGAGTATCCTTCCGAGTCTTCACGGCGGACCCTCCAGATGTGAAATTTCCGAACAGGCGATTCACCCAATCCATCCCCGGCGGCACTTTGGGCTTCGGTGGCGGCGTTCGTGGCTTGATCGGCTTCAGTGGTTGGATTGCTCATTTTGGGGATGGATTGGTGATCTGGTTGTTCTGCAAAAAAGAATCTTCCGCCATGGCCACGATCACGCTGACTTTGTGGCCAAGCGTGCGGGCGATGGTTTCCAGCGTGGCAAGTCGTGGGTTCGGATATTCCGCCGTCTCCATTCGGGAGAGGTTTCCTTTGCTGATGCCGCTTTCC